AAATAAAGCCAAAAGGGTAAAATATTTCTTCATAAAACTATGGATTAATTTCAAAGCCGCAAAAATATAAAAAAAATTGTACTTTTGCAACCGTTTTTAAAATGACAGTATGATTTTCAATAAGTTATACACATAAAACAACAACAATTTTCTTTATATTTTCGCTGCAAATATACAAAAAAATCAAATGCAACCTTTTTAAAATGATGTGGGCGAGGAAGTTATATAATAGTTAAACTTCCCCCGACTTTTACAACCTTTTTATCCAAAACCATTGAAAACAAAAATATTATAACACGAGTTCTTTGACTGTATCCGCAACAAACAAATGAGAATAAAAGAAAATAAAACACAATACCAATGGCGCGACCTTTCACGGAAACGGAAAGAATACAGAAAAAAAAAGAATTTTTAAACCTGTATGAAAAATGTAACGGCTTAACATATCTTACTTGTCACAATGTAGGAATCAGCCCCGAGACACTCTCAAATTGGAGGCAAAAAGACAAAGACTTCGACAATGCCATAAAAGACATTGACGAGCGTGTCGGTGACATCGTTGTCGGGAAACTGATGGAATCAATAATGAGGGGCGACAAAGCAAGTATATTTTTTTGGCTGAAAACCCAAAAGGGATGGCGCGAAACGCAGAAGATTGAATTGGAAACAAACGATATAGACATCAACGCCGCGATTGACGAAATAAAGCGCGAAATGACGGGCAAAGGTGGCAACAGCTAAAACACTCGGAATCGGCGAGCGTTACCTGCGTTTTTTCGTGGAGAACATAAACAGTCGTTATGTTATATGTATAGGTGGCAGGCGTTCGGGCAAATCGTTTGCCACGGCTAAATGGCTGCGCTTCCTCTCAAGCGGAAAAGCTAAAAAAACACTGATTATCGCCGCCACATTCCCCGCGTTGCAATTGGTCATTGAGGACTTCCAAAACGCCACGGGGTTAACGGTTAGCGGCTCACTAATATACGGGTACAGCTGCCGACTGAAAAACGGTTCAGTGTTCCAATTCAGGGCGTTTGACAACCCAACGAAGGCACAGGGCACAACGGCCGATATAATATGGTTTGAGGAGTTTTTGAACATCCCCGAAGAGGTTATAAAAGTGGCTTCTATGAGTTGCACGGGACAACTCTATTTCACGGCCAACCCGACACGGAAAACGCGCCTGATAGACGATTATGTGAACGCCGACAAAAGCAACTATCTGAAAACAACGTACAAAGACAACCCGTATTTAACCGCCGAGCAGGTTGCCGAGTTTGATAACATAAAATCCCGTTCACAACAGCCGAACGCGACACTGTATGACATATACTGCGCCCGTGTTTATTGTGACGGTGACTTCGGCGACCTCGTTGGCCGTTGCTTTGAAAAATTGGAGTTCAACACGTACCACGACTATTTGAAAGTTCCAACCGATGAACAAATATTTATGGATTTGGCGTTTGGGGGGGCTGATAAAACGGCGGTTTGCGGGTTCAAAATGCACGAAAACAAACTTTATATTCACACCTATTTGTATAAGCAGGGAACGATAAACGCTAAAGATTTGGCGTGGGATTTGATAGATTGCGGGTTCAACGCTTACACGCCGATTTTCGCCGATTACGGCGGTGTCGGCCGTCAGATATTGGACTGTCTTATATCGGCGCAACAGAACGGGGAATTTTGGACTGAAAAGGAACTTATAAACGGTTTTCAAATTTACAACGTGATTAAGGGGCGTGTCATTGAAAGCGTTATGGCTTTGATGGCGTTGGACGGTATTATAATTGACGATTCAAACATAAACACCCGTTCGGAGTTTGAGAACGCGCAATTGGACGAGAACCAAAAACTCACAGGGGAGAACGACCACACGATAGCCTGCGCAAGATACGCGATAAATTACTATCACGCAATAAATTAGAATAATAATAAAAAACATTTAGTTTTGCAACTATTTTTTATAATATGCTGATTGACAATGATTTTATACTTCAATTCGGTTTGCCGATTTCCGATGAAATAGCAACGGAAAAGATAGAACGGGCGATTTTCACCGCCGAAAACATTATAATAAAACCCCGTTTGGGTTGGCGGTTGTACGCTGATATAACGGAGAATCCAACCCAATACGAAACGGTGTTGAACGGCGGTTTACTGTTGGAGGGTGACAAACGTATATATGTGGCGGGGCTTAAAGCTGCCGAGGCTCATTTGGCGTTCAGTGTGTTGTTGGGCGACAACGTGAACAGTACCGCGTTCGGTTCAGTTATGAAAACTGACGATTACAGCACGCACGCGGGCGAAGACAGGATAAGACGTGTAGCAATGACACACAATGAAATTGGGTTGGAATACCTCAATGAAATAACGGAATACTACCATATACCCAACACCGACAAACACCTTCCCAACGTTGGCGAGGAACTTATATAAAGAACTCAACGGGAAATCACGTTAAACAATGGGAAAATGAAAAGTTTTGAATACCATATTTATTTAATGATGGTGAAAATAAAGTGGCTGATGTATCAGGGTTACAGATTGCCGTTTGTGATTTGAATTTGAAATTATGGAATATATTAAACAGGTTTACGGGCGTTTGAATAAAGTAGCGTTTTATATTTGTCTGCTTACCTCTATTTTTCTTATCGTGACGGCGTTTTTTTTGCCGCCCGTGGCGTACATTGAAGCGAGCGTGTTGACGGCGGTCGGTGAACTTTTCGCCTTCGCCGCGTTGGGCACCGTTATGGCCGCTATTGATAAGGGTATAGACGCGAAACTGAAACACGGCGACACCGAACTTCACATTATCAACGATGAGGAAAATAATAACACAATAACAGAATAATATGGAATCAACAAAACTTATCAATGTAACAAAATGGATTGCACGCGCTATATGGGTGGCCTTCGTGATTGCCGCCGTTGCCCTTTGCGTTGGCGTGTCACAGAAAAACAAGACAATAAAACGACTGAAACAGGAACGGCAGACACAAACGGAAATGATAATGAGGGAAACCGCCCGCGCTGATTCGTTGGCAAAATTGGACTGTATCACGGTGAACAGTACAATAGTTATAAATCAGAAGGGAATCGTGAACACCACGCAGGCCAACCTGATTTCAAAAACCGTTGCCACATACACACGCGATGAGATATTAAACGCAATTGACAGCCTGAATAAAGCGAAAACACACAGATAATGGGATTATTCAACAGGAAACAAAAAGAAAATTATAATTACAATGTGACACGAAACGCCGTGAACGTGAACGATTTGAACGAGACAATGTACTTCAAGCCGTTCACGTGGGACTTCAAAAAAAAGGGTCGTTTTGATTTCGCAAACTTTTTCTTGCAACTTGTTACAAACAGGATATTCAACGGCCTGCAAAATGTGACGTGGGACACAACCGAAATAAGCTACTTGGCTTCCGATATATGCAACTTTATAGACCGAAACGAACAATTGTTGATGTGGTCTTATTGGGCGCAGGGTTACGCCGTTGTTATCGTTGAGGATAGCGGGCTGATAAGGCTTCCGATACAGAACGAAATAAGAATGGACGCAAACGGGAAAGTGATAAACCGAAACGCGGTTGTTGTTTATTCAAACCCGTATGTTACCGAACGCAAAACACACTTTCAATTGTGTTCACCCATATTAAAGAATATAAACGCCAATCTTAACAACAGTAACTATGTGAGTGAGAACCTCGGCGCGTTGGGTATATTGTCAAGTAAGGCCGTGCCGTTAAGCCCTGCGGGGAAGGCTGAACTTAACGAAAAGTTACAAAAGGAATACGGGTTAAGTGAAGACCAATTCCGATTTATCGTGACCAACGCCGAAATGAACTACACGCCAATCAACCTGCCAATAAAAGAATTGGAATTTAACGAAAAAGTCAAGGATGATGTAAATTGGTTATGCAACTTCTTTTCAATTTCGCCCGATATGGTGTTAGGCCAAAGCACTTACAACAACAGCTCGGAGGCGGTGAAGGCTTTTTATCGTACCTGTATAACGCCGATTGCGGAAACGCTGTTACAGTTGGCGCGTACAACGTTCGTTTACTGTGACAACGAACTTAAGCCTTCCACGGTGATAACTTACCGAATTACGAACGTTCCCGAACTAAACACGGCACTTTCTACGGAATGTAACGAGAAGGCCGCCTATTTGGATTTGCTGATGAAATTTGAACAGACGGGAATTGTTGACACGTCCGAGAAGGTTAACGAACTTTATAACACGGTTAAAGATATGATTAGCAACGTGTAAGACAAAAATAATTAAACAAGATTTTGTTTTTTGACTATGGAGAACAGAATATTTATAACTAACACGTTCACAGTGGAAAACGCCGTGAACGAAAACGATTTTTTGAACATAAGCGGGTACTGCTGCAAATACGGCGGTGTCAACCTGAACGGCGAGGCGGTGGATGCCAACTCGTTCAACACTTTTTTCAAAATGCGCGAAAGCGGGCAGATAAGGCCTTATTTCAATTGGGAGCACACAGATACAACCATTGGCGGTATTGACGAAATCAAAAGCGATGAAAACGGATTATTTATAAAATGCCATTTAACCAAAGGGGTCGCTATAGTGCGCGATATGATAGCCCCGCTCGTTATTAGCGGCGACTTGAACAGTTTTTCAACCGAAGGTCGGATTCTCAACGGTTACGATGGTATAGTACAACTTCCTGAAGGGGGATATTACGTTAAAGACTTTATCCTGTTGGGTGTGTCAGTTGTGAGAACGCCCGCCTGCCCTGATGCAAAGTTCACGCTATCCAATTACATACGTGAATATGAGGAACGCAAAAGGGAACAGGAAAAGAAAATGAAATGGTATTTGTATTAAGCCAATGAAAAGAACTCGCACGGGGTTTTATGTAAACAATTGGATATGTTATGTACCATATAATAAATAAAAATCATAATCAACAATGAATAAAAATATTTTCAGGGAGTTTTTGACAAGTGAGATTGAAAACAAAAAGACTTTGTTAGTTTCAAACAGCATTTCAGACGAGGACAAAACCGCCATTCAATTACAGATTGACGGGTTAAATTCAATCGTTGATAAAATAGACGCTTTGGAGGATGAAGAAGCAATCAACGAACTTGTTGAGGAACTCAAACAGACAGTTAACGAAATGGGCGAACGGCTCACCGCGTTAAACGAAAAAATCAATTTGAAAAATAAGGAAACAAAAGACGAAACCGAAATGAATAAAAATTATTTGGAAACAAAAAACGCCGTGCGCGATTTCGCCGCCGCGATTCGCAATTCAAAAACGGCCGATGAAATGAAGGCCAATTGGGGCGAGTATCTTTCAACTAACGGCATAACGATTGAATCAGGGAGCGAGGAAGGTTATCTGCCAACAGCCGTTAAGGGGCTTATTTCCGATGCTTGGGATAAAAACGCGGGTTGGCTTAAAGATTTGAACTACACGGGCGCGAAACGCTTTTATGTACGTCACAATATCAGCAATCAGGATGCCGAGACTTCACGCGCCAAAGGTTGGAAAAAGGGAGGCACAAAGGCCGCGCAGGAAATTGAACTTTCAGCCAAACTGCTTGAAGGCCAATTCATTTACAAAATCGCCGAAATTGACTACAAAACAAAGTTTGACAATGACGAGGATTTAATCGCCTACGTTATCGGCGAAACCACCTCGCAGATACTTTATGAGATTAAACGCGCTATTTTGGTGGGTGATGGCAGACAGTCTAACGACCCCTATAAAATAGATTCCATTGAGGCAATCGCGAAAGACACGGCAGACGCTTACACAAACGTTTCTACCGTTACCGCAAATGGTTTCTTGATTGACGATATGCGTATAATGGTGGATTCGATCAACAACCCCGATGAAAAACCGATTTACGTATTTATGAGTAAAGACGATTTACGCGTGTTGTCACGTGTTCAAAGTTCAGCCACCGCAACGCCTGTATATATGTCAACCGAAGACGTTTGCGGCCAACTTGGTTGTGACCGTATTATTACAACGGATTTGCTCGGTTCCGATTACCGCGCCGTTTGTATGATTCCGAACGAATATTATATGGTCGGCGCACCCAACCTGTTAACGCCTATCCTCTACACTTGGCACGAAGGTTATAAGAATTTGGATGTTTACCGTAACGAGACGGTCGCGGGCGGCGGTGTTAACGGCCTGAAGTCCACGGCGGTACTCTTGGCCGAATAAACAAGAAGGCGTTTTGCAACCATTCGGGCGGGGGATTTAACAACCGCCCGAATTTCAAACAATTAAATAATCAAAAAAACAAAATA